CTATTCTTGCGTTTGCGATGTTGGTTGAGTTTCCTTTTTCTCTTCTTTGATTTGTTGTAATTCGTCTTGCAACTCGCCATAGTTTGAGCAGAAACTTACTCCGTGTTCCATTGACCACACACCACCACTGACGGCAGCAGCAGCCGTGTCAACCTTATCTCTTTCGCTATCAATCATGAAAGGAACAATCTCCGTTTCGATGTTTACAGTCTTACTTGCAGCTTCAAGCGATGTGTTCAGCGTGCCAATAGCAGATGTGAGGAAATTAACTCTTCGTTGGAAAAACTCTCCTAATTCCTCTGCGTGATTCTGTACTGCCATGTGAGCAGCCATAAAGACATATCGAAAAGCTGTGCCACTAAGAGCATTGCCAGTCCCTTTGAGTTGGTCGAATGATATACGAGGAGTATTTGTCAGTCCGTAAATCTGATTAAAGTAGGTTTCAATCTCCACCTTGATCGGGTCGGAGGATTGATTCCATGTGAGGTATTGCGCATTTGCACCATCTCCCGTTAATTGCATCATTCTGTTACGCGCATCACCGCTCAAATTGTCGGGCTGCAACTCTCCAAAGAGCATAAGGAGTGGGAAGAAGTGATTATCAATGCAATCAGCATAGCCACTCAAACACTTCTCCAATCGGACACGTAACTGCTTAACCTTTGCGCATAACGGCTCGGGACGAAATGCGTACATGACGGGGAGTTTTTGAAACTGATGCGCAAATGTACGTTCTACATTTTCTGACCATATCTTATCAAGTTCCCACTGATACACCTTATCTGCGGTAATAGTCATGAATACGGTATGTTCGTTGCCGTCTAAGTCTTTCTTCTTGTATTCACGGGAGAAAGCTATCATCTTGCCGTTATCGTCATAGAAAGGATACAAGGTATCACCACGGAAAGGCGACCATATTTGCGACCTTAACTGATACTCTGGTACTTTATTCCCAAATAGGGACGCAATTCTGCGCTTTAGCTGCGCCCAAAAACCATCATCCTTGACGACATACCAATACTCCGCCACTTCCTGCTCTGATAGCCACGAACGGACTAACTTGCGGTTTTGGAATTTCAGTTTATTCTTCTTGAATACCTGCTTGATGGTTTCAAATACATTCTTTTCTCCATCGTCTTCGGGATTGCAGTCAAGTGTGGGTTCTGTGCCAACACAAAAGGCGGCATGGATGTTTACTATATCCTGCTCAATAGGGAGTGCAATACGGTTAGGCTCTTTCATTTCATATTGTGCAGGGATTGTCGTTTTTTTCTCGCCATCAAAATGCTCTCTCTCCATCTGTACAAGGACTTTAATCTTCTTGTAAAGTTCGGGGTTCATGATGTCATGTTTCGTCATGTCCCAATCAGCAAGATTTGCTGATGTGTCGGGGAGAGGATTGCGCCTGCCTTTCTTAAGGTAGCTAATCTTCTTATCAGTGTCCTCAAGTGCGAGGATGTCATCTAATGTCTTAGGTGTTGCCATAATCACAATTGTTTTACAGTATCAATATCAACTTCTATAAACCCATATCCAAAATCAATATCTTCTATATCTCCAAACGTATTTGGGTAGATATAGGCTGTGTCATTGATACATAATAAAGAACCACAGATAATATCTCCGTTATCTTTTCTCTTACCTTGAAATTTATAATTCATATCGTTATCCTGTTTATCGAGCAAAGGCTGCTGCCATATCGCCCTTTGGTTTCAAAATCTTTCCTAAAAGCTGACCAAGGACATAATAGCGAACCGCATCTATGCCGTGGTTATATTTGTCTATTGGTTGGTTGATATAGTTGCCGTCCTTATCCGTGTCCCACACATACTTTCTGAACTCTGTACGGAGGTTATATGACCGCTCTGTGACAAATATATGGTCAAAGGATAGCATCTTATCTATTCCTGCTATGATAGAGTTGCCACTCTTATCTACGGGGTAAATCTTTATTCCTGCGTTATGTATCTCTTGTATCAGTCGGGGGTCTGCACTCTCAGAGAACACCTTTAAGTTGCCAAAGCGTTTGAGTTCCTTTGTAATGTCAGATGATAACATTCCCGTACGATAGAAGATTTCATCAAGATACAAGTCATTATCAATGATACCGCATAATATTCCTGCGCTTGGGTCATGGGTAAAGCCGAAGTCATCACCGATAGCAACCTTCTTGCACCATTTAGGAAACTCCTTAACAACTCCAATTTTCTTAAATACTGCACCTTCCGCAACGTCTGCCCATCTACCCATGACGGTATGAGCGTATTTCTCGGGGTTGTTAGCCTTCATGTCCTCAACCTCCTTAATAAACTCATGGGAGAGGTTCTCAGCGTTGTCTAAGTAGGTAGTATGAATATGTAGTACATTTGGATGTGTACTAATCTGAACGGGAACACCATCATACATCACCTCCTTATGGGTATTCTCTATAAACCGCTTATAAACCCAATGGTTATTGTCCGTAGGGTTCATAACGATAATAATTCGGTTCTGTATTCCTTTCTGACGGATAGAGAGCATGATTGTTTCAAACTCTCTCTCTGATACCCACTCCTCCGCCTCGTCTACTACAAAGGTTGTAACGCCGTGAATAGATTTCAGCTTTGCCGTTTGGTTTCCGCTTGATGTCTTGATACCTCTAAACATGACTGCACCACCACTGCGGAGGTTCTTTACATCTGTTTTAGTGTGCGTGTACCATTTCGAGTTTCCATCAAGTTCCACCTTCTCCATAAACTCGGGGATAACAGACATTGAAGCCGATACCATTGTGTAGCGAGTATATAGTATCTGGTGGACTATTCGCTTTGCAGGAGTAGGATGTTTTACCTCAAACAACAGACGCTCAATGAAAGTGGAAACATTGAAAGACTTTCCACTTCCTCTACCACCAGTAACAAGAATGATGAACTTATCCTTGTTATGGTACAACGGAGCATATATCTGCTGAGGATTTATTCTATTCATTTGTGTTATCGGTCATCCATTTATCAATGTCGATACCATTCTCGGAGTACAAGTCATCTTCATCGGTCTGTTTGTTCTCCATCTTGCGCCATGTCGGGTCGTGGTGATAGAGTAGGGTTGCGATAGCCTGCATATTAGGAGGTAACTCTATTTCGGACTCTTGTACCACTGCTTTATCCGTCAGAGTTACCCAGCCTGTGCCACCGCAATAGGGGCATTTCTTGTCTGCCCCCATACATTCGCACTTGTCCTGAACGAACTTAACTATCCTTGATTTGGTCTTCTTTCCACCAATCGCCCCTTTGATGTATGTACCACGAAGTAAAGCTACTATCCTTGTCCGTCCATGTGCTAAGACGTTAGTTATATGACCTCCACGCCTTTTGTTTTCTTCATCCGTCCAATTCTCATAGTTGCCGTTTTTCATACAAGTGAATACCTCTCTGCATAGATTAAGCTCATTTGCTATCTCCTCATCCGTGTATCCATTCATTGCAAGACCTTCTATGCGCTTGTAGAAATCTTCACTATCGTAGTCATGTTTTGGTTTTGCCATATCTTTTAACGATTATAATTTGCTTTTATCGAATATTCTCTTTACATTTGCAATATAGATTGATGGTCGCATCGGTAGCGAGGCACCCGAAAGGCTGCATATTGCAAGGTTCAACTCCTTCGCCAATCTACTTAGGGGCTTAATTGCCCCTATTTTATTTTTGTATATTGTGGTGCGTTCATTTTGTTTTTATCTACTACTCCAATAGAAACGACTTGATTGTAATATCGTTTACCTATCTTCTGATTAGGTTCTATCACAACTTTCAATACTTTACCTTTAGAATATTTCACACTTGATACATAGATTAGGCGGCTTCTGTTTCTGTCTATATAGACATTTTTCGGTTTCTTTACCGCTGATTCAACCATTCTAAATTTATGTGTGTTTACCGTTGCCCCTTTCTGTTTCTTTGGGTGATTGCGATATTTCAATATGGTTTTGTCAGTAATGGCAGCAATGTCAGACTTCACTGCGATGCCTTTTTGGGATAAGTCCCTTAGATACGCTTTATTGGTCTTTCCAAAGATATATACAGATTTCCTTGCTTGTCCACTTGCGAGAACTTTGTCTGCAAACCCTTGCAGGTCTCTTGTATATCTACGCTTGCTACCGTGTAATCCATATATCAATATCCCTTCACCCATTATTCAGTTAAAAGTGTTTCTATTTTTTCTGAAAATACTTCACCTTTGAGGAATTTCTCGTCGGGGTTAAATCCGAACTTCTCACAAAACTCTACTTTTGCCTCCCAATTATCGAATGATAGCATAAGATAAGCGTCCATGTTTGCGGCTGCCTTTGTAGCGGCTTGTTTCACTTCTTCTTTTACTTGCTTCATGTGAGCAACTTTCTCCGCTCTCTCGGCTTGCTTTTGTGCTACTTCCGCTTGTCTTTCTTCTCTGACGGGTTCCATGAGTGTGTCGAGTTCATCAGCGGTAGTGTTTTCTTCTTCTGTCTGAAAATGAAAGTCCACACCGATGATGTCGAGGTCTTGCTCGGTTAGTCCTGCATCCTTATAGTCAATATCGGGAATAAGCTCACGGAGTGTGTCGTAATCCCACTCTCCTTGTGCTGATGGGTTGTTGAGCAAGATAAGCAGTTCTTTCTCTTCTTTCTCCTCAACGTCTATCAAGTCTACTCGGATAGGGTAGTCGTTATCCTTTGTGTCGGGGTTATACTTTTGGAGTTCGTCCATAACTGAAAGTCGCTGGTGTCCGCTTACAAGTGTATATCCTGTCCGCTTGTTCACCACGATGCCTCCGACCATGCCAAACTTCTTTATACCACGTTTGAGAGCCTTGCGGTTCTCTTCAGGAATAGTACGAGGGTTCTGCTCGTGAAGTTTAATTTGAGAGCGTAGGAGTTCCACGCTCTCTGATGTGAAGTATTTGTTATCCATCTGACTTTTCTCTTTTAAATTGTTATCCTGCTACTGCGCCATATCCGTGCTGCTGAACTGCACGACTTTCCGCCCTTGCAATAAGCCTGTCTCTTGACTGCTTAGCTTTTCGGCTCAATGCACTTGTTTCCCAAGTATTCTTTCTCCGCCAATTCGCCTCGCTCAATCTTTCAGCCTGTGCGTAAATTTGTCTAAGAGTTTTTCTTGCCATAATTCTAATTTTTTACTTGTTATCCTGTTATATTGCCTTTGGCAGAAATTTGTTTACTAACTTGCGTGTGTATAAATGAAGAACGTTTGTTTGCCCTATTATACTCACGAGTACCTGCTCCAAATCTCCTATGTGCCCAATCATTATATGCCGATGCCCTTGCGTTCATTGCACTTAATTCTGATATAGACCTGTTTCTTGCCATAATTATTCTTTGTTACCCTGTTTATAATTCTGTTCAAATAAAATTCTCTCGCTCATTGGAAACACTGCATATATCTTCTCTAAGTCCTGCGGATAGTGCTCGTTAAGCCATGTAAAGCAATCTATGTTAAATCCTAATCCGTTACTTGCCTTGTTGCCGTATAAAACTGGTTGTGGCAAACGCTTCATACGCATATAAGCTTTAACGTCTTTCTGCGTCCATGATGCAAGCGGATAGACTAAACCACCATTCTCATACTCATTAGTCTCATAGCCTTTAAGCATAAGGTTTCTATTCATTCCGTCCGCTTTCTTCATGCCTAAGAACGTATAGTAAATACCCGTCTTTATCCTCACTGCCTTAATCACGTCAGCGAGTTTCAGCAGCTTAACTTTAGGATTAGGTACACAATACAGACCGCCACGAAGAATATACGTTAAATTCCAATGAGGAACTTGCATGAACTCTACCTTTGGATATTTCTTCTTTACCCACCTTATCCAGCCGTTGATGTGGTCTAAATCCTTGACAAAGTACATAAATACACATACAACTCTTTCAAAGCGTGGATAAACTAAATCCAAAGTAACGAGCGAATCCTTGCCAAGTGAACACATAACAATGCAAGATGACTGCTTTTCAGCCACCCTGCATATTACATTATGTGCCTCTTGTAACTTGTTCATTATCCTACGCTCATTCCAAAGCCCTTACGGAGCTGCCTATATACTGTCTTATGACTGCCCAATTTATTACCAGCTACCAACTGATGACGTCCACTATTGCCCAGATAAGAACCTGTTGCACCTGCGATACGACCTTTCAGTGTTTGTGCATTTCTTCTTGCCATAATCTTTCATTTTGATTATTAGACTTTCTTCGACTTGTCCCTTATGTTGTGTGAAAGTACCTTACCCAAGTCAAACACTACTTGCTCAGCGACCCATACAAGCGAGTTGCCGTCTTTGTCCCTGCCATGCTCGTAAGTTATAGGCTCTTTATTCTCATCTACGAATATCTCGCAATGAGCACCAACGACCTCGACAAGTGCGTTATCTCGGTCTTTATTGTAACCAACATAGAATTGAATAGCATCATACTTGATAGGCTGTGCATTGCCGTCTGCATCTTCGATTTCAAACCCTTCTTCATCAAGCTGTAATAGCTTCTTGATAGTGGTTGGACGAACTTCTCTGAACTCTTGCACCTTACGACCTGCAAGGATAGCATCGAAATATTTTTGTTTGATAATAAGATTTAATACTTTCATACGACTTTTCTCTTTTTTAATGTATCACAAAGATACGATTTAACATTATTATATTTAGAAAAATCCGCCCTGTATAACCTACAATGGGTGGATTGTTATTTTTATACTATATTCAAGTGTAAGTCTTTCACCTTTATTGGCTTAAATCCTCTATCTCTCTCAACTCTCAGACCCCATTGACCTGTTACGCTTTCTAACTGAGAAAGCGTAAAATATCCATATTCAGTATGTTGACCTACGATGATACCGAAGAACTCATAACCATTATCTGCCTTCTCAGCTTCGAGTACATACCACGTGTAACCCTGCAAGAAGAACTTGCACACAGCAATAGCGTTATCACCCTTGCTATCTTGTGAATACAATGGGTATTTTGCTAACTCTTTCTCAACAGCTTTTGTTATCAGTTTCATAACTTATATATTAATAGTTTTATATTTGTTTCTTAATCACAATGCAAATGTAATGACTATAATCATACAAAACAAATGTTTTGCGCAAAAAGTGTATGGTTTTAATAAACGTTGACAAATAAGGGGTACTTATGTTTATAATATTACACAAATTAACAAAAGGTTGATTTTAGTCAAACAAAACACCTAAATATTTGCATTATTCATTTCTTCTTTATACTTTTGCAGTGTAGTTTATAATCAACATGTAATATGGATATAAAAAAGGTAATAAAAGAGCGCGGCTACACAATAGAAGATGTAGCAAAGAAAATTGGAATTTCAAGGGTTACACTTAGCCAAAATATGAGCCGTAACCCAACAGTTGGCACATTGGAGCGCATTGCAAATGCTATTAATTGTAATGTAAGTGAGTTCTTTGCAGACGAAAAGGACGCATCAAATACTATTATTTGCCCCCATTGTGGAAAAACAATTAAGTATGAGAAGGGGGAATAAGGTATGGGCAAAAAGAAAACTTATAAACGTATTTGATGTAGCAAGCATAATAATTATGAAACTCCCAAGCGACACTTTATATTTGCCTATTAAACAGGTATATTTCGACCAAATAATAAATGGTACGAAAAAAGAAGAGTTCAGAGAAATTAAAATGGGTATTACGGCTAATAAATACCTACTGCGAGTAATGGATGATAATGGTAACCCCGTTAAAGATACCAACGATACAGAGGGGTATGTAAGAGATTTAGAGCATACAGACCCGAATATATCGAAGTATTGGATAGATGACTATAATAATGGTCACTTTCCATTCAAACCATATCCATACAAAAAACTATATATTGCAGTAGGATACGCGAAAGAACGTGATACGGCTCTCGTTGAAATTGACGGCTATCGTTTTATCCCAGAAAGGATAAGAGTAAATAAATACGCATTCTGGGTGATAGCCTACCATATAGGTAAAGTATTAGAAGTCCATAGAAAGTAAAATCTTATTCATAAGTTCGTCAACATTTTGTCGAAAATCCGCATAGGTGGTGTAAAGCACCATTAACTCCGTGCATGTCGCTGAAATAACGCTTGCACACGTTACTTTGGTAGCTTTGGTGATGGCACGTCTAAGTCCTTGCGGCATCTTACCACCAAAGAATTTATTAGGAGAGTAAAGGTAGATGACAACAAAGATAAACTCTTTGCGGTCGTTTACCTTTATTTCGTTGCCTTTTAATTCCTCAAACACTTTGTAAATCTTCGGAATAAGATTTAAGTCTTTTAATTTTGGCGATGTTGCCAGCTCATTATCTACTATGGCTTGACGGAGTGCCGTACGTGCCTTTTCTATTCTCTTGATTGTTTCGATTATCTGCTCCATTTATAGAGTTTTCAACAAAAATATAGCAAATAATCTTAAATAATCAAATTTGTTTAGATAAATTTTTACATAGTAAGTAAATAAATACAACAAAATTTACTTGTTTCAGTGTGTTGCTCAGTGTGTTGCTCAGTGTGTTGCTTTTTATTTTTCACCTTTGTAAAAATCTAATATAAAGATAATTACAAAGGTGGTCAGTGTGTTGGTCAGTGTGTTGGTCAGTGTGTTGTTACTCTTTTAGAACGTAATCTAAAAGTTTTACATTTGCCTCGTTTATGTGGTTAAAATCCTTTTTAATGTATAGTTCCGTTATCTTCAATGACTGGTCAGTATGATTTAGCATATCATTAACCACGTACTTGCTTATTTTCACGTCATTTACGGCAATCGTAGCCATAGAGTGCCTGGCAGCATAGAATTGTAGCTTATCAATGCCCAATTCCTTTCCCACTTCCTTTAGTCCGATGTTTATCGCACGATTGAAACTCTCCATGTTGGTAAACCTCTCATAGAAGTTAAATACACGTTCTTTACCCTTGTATTTCTCAACTAACGGCTTGATATAATCAGTTATTTTCACTTGTATTTCAGCCTTATCTCTCCGCCTATCCTTTGTTTTCATGCGGTCATATACTATTGTATTCCCATCGATTTCGGTGGCATTAAAGAGGTCAGCAGAGTTCATTCCCATAAGGCAGAACGAAAGGCGGAAACAATCTAATGCTAAATCGTGACGGCTGGACTTGCCTTTAACCTTGATGTTGTCATAGGGTAGGGCAAATATCCTCCTTATCGTTTCCACGTCTAAGGCTCGTTTTTCAGCTATATTCTGCTCTACTGGTTTATATTTGTCTAAGGAGTGTTTAATTCGGATAATATCGTTATATTCATCGTTGTAATACTCCTTTGCAGCGTTGAATATAGTTTTGATACAATTAGGATATAAAGATTGTGCTCTTGGGCGGTCTTTTAATGCGTTCTCAAAGGCTTTCATTGTCTTAACGTTAATTTCCTCACAGAGAATATTATCACGTCCTACAAAGGAACACAAAGCGTTTAGAGCCGTCTTATAGTTCTTTATCCCTTTAATAGTTGATTCCTTAATCCATCTTGATGCAAAATCTGTGAATGACACCCCTTTGTTTTCTTTCTTCTGTCGGATATAGGAAACAATAGTATCTATGTCTATGTCGTTAAATTCAAGGCTTAATTCACTTAATCTGCTCCTATATTCTTTTATAATGTCGTTGCACCTATCGAGTATATTTGCGTTTTTTATCTTGAATGAAGCCGTTATGTCCTTTTTACTGATATACATCGTGGTAGGAATGTACCTTATTTTGTTATTATGAGTAAACCGAATATGTACACTCCATGTTTTATCGCTTCGCAT